AATTTCTAAAATAATTAATTATTTTGACTACATAATATTCACTTGCTAAAATCAAAATACAAATAGTAAATATAATTACATCTGTCCTGGTCGTAATGTTATATTGATTTTTAAAAAATTCAACCCATTCAATAATATAACAAGGGATGAATAAGATTATATTTTTAAGTAGAGAGAACAAACTCGAACTATCTTCATCAAATTCGAGATTTCCTTTTTTCTTTGGTAAGTTTTTTAATAAAGATACTATCAACGCTAAACAAAAAAAGAATAAAATTGAAAACATTACAAATGCTGTAGTAGATGAAACTCCTGAATAATTTATACCAAATTTTATAATATAATATAATCCTAAAAGTACAGCTACAATTGAAGCAATAATAAGAAAAGTTTTAAATAGGAAACCTAATCCTGATGTTTGAAACATAGAGTATCGTAGAATTACAAATCTATAAAACAAAAGTAAAAAACCAATTAAGAGAGAACTAAATAATAAATAAGAATAATTCTTTGAATTAAGCAATTGATAAGGATTTTTCCAAAATAAATAGATTCCTCCTAATACATAAAAAATTAATAAAAAGTTTATTTTGGTTATAAAACTAAAATAATTGCTAGTAAATATAAAATAGATCCAGAGAGAAAGTAGTATTATAAATAACCATGATTTTAATGTGTCTTTTATAAAATCTTTCAAGTTCTCCATTTTATATTTTTATCATATTATAAATTTTCCATAGCCGTCTTTTTTCCATGACAATCTCTACAAAGTGCTATTAGATTATCTATGTTATTGGTACCTCCATATTCTAAACGAATTTTATGATCCACTTCAAACCATGCCGGTAGTTGTTTTTCACAAGAACCACAAATCCAACCTTGTTGAGAAGCGACATATTTCTTTTTTGTTTCACTTACACTGCGTTTATGGGTAGAGGTATTTCCAGAATGAATCATTCGTTTCTCTTGAGGTGAAATATTAGCATCTGAAGAAGAAGAGGTAAAATCTAAAATTGGGGAAACCAAATTCATTGCTTCTTTATCAATAGGTAAGTATTTAACCATATTGTTAGCATATTTTAAAAGAGACCTAGATTCTGAAGGATTTTTTTTCATAAATAAATAAACTGAAAGTCCTAAAAATATATAAATTCCCATTGTATAATATTTTTTCCAAGAATAAATAGTTTTAATGAGGATACCATCATAATAAGTATTTGCAATAAAAAAAGCAGTTATTCCTAATATTATTAATTCTAATTTCATTTATTATATACATAAATAATGACAAATAAAAATAAAACTAATAAGATTATAAAAATACTTACTTTATTAGAATTTGGAGGATTTTCATTCTCTCCTTTTGATTTATAATTGGCATAATAAGATGTTAAAAAATCATAATAATCTACATGTGATTTATTCAAACTTCGATTAATTTTATTATGAATAAAATGCATCCATTTGGAAAATGATTTCTGTGAATCAAGATAAGGTTTTAAAGGATATTTATCTAATATATCGCTAAATCTATTCCCAATTTTTTTATCAGGAATAAACAATGGCATATTATAAATTAAATCATAGTACTTTTTTTTAGTAGATGTATTCGGGTGTTTTGGATAACATATTGAAATAGTATGTAAAAAAAACCAAAAAGATGGACCCCATATATCAGCGCTTAATTCCATATAACTATCAAATGATATAAAAACATAGATTATAACCATATAATGCTCAAAAATAATTATACATTTTGCAATAATTGTGGTAAAAATGGCCATTTATATCATCAATGCAAGCTCCCTATTACAAGCGTAGGTGTTATTGCCTTTAGATTATCATATTTTAATACGATTGAATATTTACTTATATGTAGGAAAAATACATTAGGATATATTGATTTTATGAGAGGAAAATATAATTTGTTTAATAAATCACAATTACAGAATTTATTTGACGAAATGACCATAAATGAAAAAAAATTAATTAAGGAAAACACCTTTTCATTTTTATGGAATAATTTATGGAACGGAAATGTAGGGATTCAATATAGGAATGAAGAACCCTCTTCCAAAGATAAATTTAATAAATTAAAAGACGGAATACAATCTTCAATTGAAAAATACAATATAAATTGTTTGATTGAAGAAAGTACAACTAGCTGGGAAGAACCTGAATGGGGATTTCCAAAAGGAAGAAGAAATTTTCAAGAAAACGATTTAGAATGTGGAATAAGAGAATGGGAGGAAGAGACAGGATATTCCAAAAATCAACTTATGTTATGTCAAAATTTAATTCCGTTGGAGGAAATATTTATTGGAAGTAATTTTAAATGTTATAAACATAAATATTTTATTGGAAAAATCGATGAAAATAATCAAAATCCCAATCTTCCTTTTCAAGAATCTGAAATCAGCAAAATTAAATGGTGTAATTTGGAAGAATGTAATAAAATTATTCGACCTTATAATTTAGAAAAAATACAAATTCTGAAAAAAGTGAATAAAATATTACATTTATATAGAATATATATATGAATCAAGATAATTATGAATTTCTTTATCCTCACCATGATGACCCTATGTTTAATTATAAAATAGCGCAAAGAAAAGAATTTCAAGATACTATGTATGAAGGCAAAATATTCAATGTTGAAGAAGAAGCTAATTTATTATGTAGCAAATCTATGGAATTAGCACCTCATCAATTATTTGTTAGAAATTTTTTATCTTTTAATACTCCTTATAATAGTTTATTGCTTTACCATGGTCTTGGATCTGGAAAAACTTGTTCGGCTATTACTGTAGCAGAAGAAATGAGGGATTATATGAGTCAAATGGGAATAACAAAACGAATTATAGTGATAGCTTCTCCAGTTGTACAAGAAAATTTTAAACTTCAATTATTTGATGAAAGACAACTCAAATTTACCGATGGCCGTTGGGACTATGGTGGATGTACAGGAAACGAGTTTTTAAAAGAATTATTTGTTTCTAATCGTAAGGAAGACAAAGAGAAAATAATAAGACAAGCTAAAAAAATTATACAAAGTAATTATTTGTTTATGGGATATACCGAATTTAATAATTTCATTTCAAAACAAATCGAAGTTCTAGGTGAAAATCTGAGCACATCACAAATCCAAAGAATTAAAAAGAAAAAGATTGAAATGCTTTTTAATAACAGACTCATTATTATTGATGAAGTTCATAATATTAGAACTACGCTAGATGGTGAAAATAAAAAAGTTGCCACTAATCTATTATTAGTTGCTAAGAATTCCAAATATTTAAGATTACTATTATTGTCTGCTACTCCGATGTATAATTCCTACAAGGAAATTATATTTTTAATTAATTTAATGAATATAAATGATAATAGATCAGAGGTAAATATTAAAGAAATATTTGATATCGATGGTAATTTTATAACCGATAAAGAAGGAAATCAAATAGGAAAGGATTTATTTATTCAAAAACTAACAGGTTATATTTCGTATGTTAGAGGAGAAAATCCATATACCTTTCCTTATAAAATTTTTCCTAGTATTTTTTCGCCTCAAAATTCACTTGAGAAATACAAATATCCAAGGTTTGCATTGAACGATAAAGTTATTGAAAACAAGATTGAATATTTATCTTTATTCATGTTACCTCTTGAAACATATCAAAATAAAATTTATAATACCATAATTGATAATATTAAGAAGGAAGAAGCAAATAAACTAAAAAATAGTTTTGAAAACATGGATACTTTCGGTTATACTTTATTAATGCAACCTATTCAAGCATTAAATATTACATATCCTGTAAATGACCCAGATCCCAAAAAGGTAAGTGAAAGTATCGGAAAATTGGGATTACGCAATTGTATGGATTTTACAGAAAAAATTGTAAATGGACTACCTGAAAAATCTAACTTTTCATATAAAAAAGACAAAGAACCAATTTTTCAAATTGATAATCTACAAAAATACAGTTCTAAAATGTTTTCAATTTGTAAATCTATTCAAAATTCAGAAGGTATTGTACTCATTTATTCTCAATATATTGAAGGAGGATTAATTCCTATGGCCTTAGCATTGGAGGAATTAGGTTATAAAAAATATAAAACCAAATCATTACTCAAAAATCCTCCAAAAACAAACCTTGGAAATTATATTTTAATAAGTGGAGAGAAAGGACTATCTCCCGATAATATTTCTGATGTAAAGGCTGCTTCCTCAGGAAATAATATTAATGGTGAAAAAATTAAAATTATCCTTATTTCCAAAACAGGAACTGAAGGTCTTGATTTTAAAAATATACGCCAGATACACATAATGGAACCTTGGTATAATGTAAATAGAATAGAACAAATTGAGGGAAGAGGTGTTAGATTTTGTAGTCATAAAGATTTACCCTTTCAGCGCAGGAATGTTTCAATTTTTCTTTATGGAAGTGTGTTAGAGAATAGAGAACAAGAAGCAGCAGATTTATATGTGTATCGTATTGCAGAATTAAAAGCTATACAAATAGGAAAGGTTACAAGGATATTAAAACAGACCGCAGTAGATTGTTTATTAAATATTCAACAAATTGAATTTACAGAAAAAAAAATGAATCAAATTGTAAATTTACAATTATTCAACGGAGAAATGGTACCATATGCTGTTGGTGATAAACCATTTTCACCTATTTGTGATTATATGGAAAATTGTTCTTACACATGCATCCCTAATAAACAGGTCAAAACAATTATTCAGGATAGTTACGATGATTCATTTATTGTATTAAATAATGAAAAAATCAAACAAAGGATTCGTCAATTATTCAAAGAATATTATGTGATTGATAAAAAAAAATTATTTACTGAAATTCAAATTAACAAATCTTATCCCAAAGAACAGATTTATTCTTCGATTAATAATCTCATTGAACAACCTAATGAATTTCTACTTGACAGATATGGAAGGAAAGGAAAATTAATTAATTTAGATGATTTATATTTATTTCAACCATTTGAAATTAGTAATGAAAATATATCCATATTTGATAGATCTGTACCTATTGAATTTAAACATCAAAAACTCACACTCCCTATAACTGAAAAAGTAAATATTCAATTATCAGATAAAATCGAAGACTTGCTTCAAAAGATTAATGTTCAATTCAATATAGGAATAAATTCAAATCCAGATTTGCAAGAAAAAAAAATAACTGATTGGTTCTTATTATTTCAAAAATGTATGTGGTTATTAAAACTTCAGTTTCAATTAAAAGAAGAAGAAATTCATACTATTTTACTAGGACATATAATTGATCATATTTCTACTACACAAAAATTAATATTAATTAATTATCTTTATTCTAATCCGATAACCATTCCCAATGAAAAAATTATCAAATCTATAATTGATAAAAGAATAATTAATCATAATGGAAAACAAGGAATATTTTTAATTGAAAATAAAAAAGTTTCCTTATATGTTAAAAATGAATTAAAATGGAAAAAAGGAAAATTGAGCGATATTGAAGAATTTTCACCAATTATTAAAAATTATTCTGAAAATATAATTGAATCATTGAATAATACAATTGGATTTATTTCTATATTTAAAGAGGACACGATCGTTTTTAAAACTAAGAATATTAATATTAAAAGAAATAAAGGAGCCAGGTGTGATCAAGCCGGTAAAAATGATATTAAAAAAACAATTTCTGATATAAATCCTGATGTTCCCATGCCATATATAAATTTCAATACAACAGAATTGTGTGCCTACATGGAAAATATTTTAAGATATTTTGAACTTACTAAAAATAATAATAAAATATGGTTTTTAGACGCCAGTACAGCATCCCTTATTAATATTGAAAATTATAGTAAAAATTGAAAAAGAATTTAAGAATAATATAGAAATATATTATAATGACTATTTATACCCAACAATTATTATCTACAAAAGTTTCAATTCCAATTACAAATATTGGTTCAAATATTAAAGAATTTATTGAGAAAAAACTTTCTTTTGAACTTGAAGGAAAGTGTAATGAACATGGTTATATTAAAACAAATACTATTTCTATAATAAATTATTCAAGCGGACTTATAGCAGGAGATAATATATTATTTAATATTTCCTATGAATGTCAGGTTGCCCTTCCAGCAGAAGGAATGATAATTCCATGTACAGTTTCCAATGTAACAAAAGCAGGAATTAAAGCTGAAGTCGAATATGACGAAGATAAGAGTCCTATTATTATATTTGTAGCTCGGGATCATCACTTTTTAAACAATGATTTTTCAGAAATTAAAGAAAATGATTTAATAGACATTAAGGTATTAGGCAAAAGATTTGAACTAAATGACAATTACATTTCTATCATAGGAGAACTACAAAAGCGAAAAAAAAATAAAGCAAAAGGTAAAAAAAAACTAATTATCGTAAAATAAAGTATTAAATAATTAAAAATATAATTCTGTATATGAGCTTAATTAATTTAAAATCGAACATAGAACAACTGGATCGTTTCCACCAATTAGAAATATTGAAAATATTAAAGGGTGAAAATGAAATTCTTAATGAAAATAACAATGGAACATTTATTAATTTATCATTAATTTCTTCTAATTCGCTCGATAAAATTGGTGAATATTTGTTGTACATTAAAGATCAAGAAAAAACCCTTGAAGCTTTGGAATCAACTAAAGAAGAATTCAAACAATACATTATGAGTAAAGATAATAAAGATAAAAATTCTGATTCTATAAATGAAATACCAATCAGTACCTAGTAATATATTTAATGAACTAAATAAATATATTATATTTAATCACAATTTTTTTTCTCCTAAAAAAAAGGAGATTATTAATGAAAAAAAAAATATTCAAAAAAAAACAATTATTGATGATTATTTTATTCCTAATCAAAAAGACAGACTATTCTGGTGTTTTTTTATTGTGTTAAAAGGAATGGATGAATACAATTCCATTCATAAAAAATATTTTCAAATTGAAAATCAATTTAAAATGGAAACAATAAGTCAAATAAATAAAAATTCTTCTCTACTAAAAGAAAATAAAATTAAAAAGGCAGCTACATTAGTAGAACTAGCTAATGATACAAAAATATCTCTATCTAATTTACATGTTTTATGTTTATATAATCGTATCAATATTGTTTATATTTATAAACAATCTTATTCTATCTTGCAGGGAGGAGAAGATGACGAACCTTTTTCAATAATATATAATGATTATAATAAGATAAAATGTCAAGTTAATGTTTCCAAAGATAAAATTAATAACATTAAAAAAACATTTTTCAATATAACCAATTCATTTAAATCATGCTCTTACTATAAATTGAACGAACTAAAAGAAATAGCAGAAAAATTGAAAATTGAATTACAAAATGATAAAGGAAAACCTAAAACCAAAAGTCATTTATATTCAAATATTCAAGAATTAATCCTATAATATAATATATAATGGATGATTTGAATAAAAAAAAAATGGACTATTCCTATTTAGGTAAAATAAAGGTAGCATTAATTGAAAATAAACCATATGTTTATAAAACCGACTCAGGAATACTTACTGGTTTAGATTATACATTGTTAAAGCAATTACAAGAAATATACAACTTTGATTTTGAATACGATTACATTAGTGCCGAACATTTAAATAAAAAAAATTGGACTTTTGATAAATTTTTATCAGAATTATCTAATTCCGATTATACTTTTGCTGTTGGAGGAATACAACAAAATGAAAAAAGGGTAATGAAGGTTAATTTTACACAGCCGATATTAATAGATTCCTTGGTAGTTCTATATAATAAAAATGAATCTAAAAATAGTTTGTGGTCTTTTAATAATTTTACAGATGTTTATGTGAATGTATCACCTGATTTTTATGCTACAATTTTAAGAGTTATTTTGATTATTTTTATAATTTCAATCATTTTTTCTCTTATATTTTATTTGACATTGAAGAAAAGTAGGAATCATAGTTTTTATGTTTCGTTTTGGAGAGTTGCTGCTGTAATGTTTGGAGAATTTAGTTACATTGCTGATATTAAAAATTTATCAAAGGAAAAATATTTGTCTCTTATTATTAGATTACTTATTGTTATGGTTTCATTCTTCGTTGGAATCATTATTATGGCTTTATTTACTAGTGAAGCTGTTGTTAAAAACATAAATTTTAACCCATACGATGAATATGAAGATCTTTCCACCAAAACAGTAGGAGTAGCAAAGGGAACAAATCCTGCAGAACAACTTAAAAATACATCCAAGAAATTTAATTTTAAAATAATCGAAATTCCCTTTAATAAATCGTCGGTAAATACAGTTGTAACTGCTATTGAGAAGAACAAAGATTTAGATGTAGTTATTCTCCCAAGAGAAGAATACCATGCTTCTAAATATTATCATTCTCATATATTAGATCCAGGAAGTATCGAGTTAGATAGAGTGTATGTTTCGTGGGCATTTAATGTTAATAAAGTTGAATGTTATCATATAATCAATACTGTAATAATTCATTATAGAGATACCGGACAAACATTCGATGTTTGCAAACAGTTTGTTGATAATCCTATTGAATCTTGTGATCTTTAGAGGATCAAAGGTATAAAGAAAAATTGTGTATAAAATATATGTTACTTTATTCACAATCTGATAAAGTTAAAATTATAATTGATATTGCCAATCAATTAAAAAATTTTCCCACTGTAAATGAAAGTACAATTAATCTTTTTATGGAACAATATACATATTATGATGAATGGAAACAGATTAGTAATAAATACATAAAGACAGATGTGGTAATGAAAGGAACTATATTGTTTGAAGAGATAGGTAAAAAAATAGAATATTACCTTCCAATTGTTAAAGGGGAAGACCCTTTATTTGTAATGCGTAAAATTGGATAATATCGATCCTAGGATCGCAAATTAAAATAATTTTTTTTTATTTATTTATTTTTATTTGAAATTGATAGAATTGGGTAAAATAGGATATACCATTTGGGGATTTTATAAAAAAATGAATTCTTAAAA